GCATGTGCTTCTTCAGCTATGCTGTTGTGCAAGGTTAAATTTTGATTGCTACCAGTATGTACACTGACATTGTAGAAACTGTCATACAACCATACATGAACATGAACATTATTGCTGTCTTCAAATGCATAATCTGCACCCCAGGTTGCTGATCCGCCTTGTTCGTTCAAAGCGTCTTTACCAGTCCATGTTTTGACTTTTCCTTTTAAAAACTTATGTATTTCTTCAAAATATCTATCCAGTTCAGTTTTATTATGCACACTTACACTGATCCAATTACTGTTACCACTTCTGTTGGTAGAGGCTGGAATGTAACTTGCTATTGCATCATACAGTCCTGGCACTTTGTTTAAACGTGTGCCATTGGTAAGTAGGTTCACACGTTTTTTCCATATTTTGTTGAGTCCTTGTATCCAGTCGCATATGCTGGGATTCATCAATGGTTCACCGCCCAATATGGTAATTTTTTGAAGTCGTATTTTCTCTGCCCAGTCTTGATAAGTAGATTCATAATCTTTCCAAAGTTGATGTCCTTTAAAATTATAATTGTTATAGCGATTACAATTTGTGCAGGCTATATTACACACATTGGTTATGTAAAATTCCACATTGGGCACATACAATCTTGGATCTTTTGGAGTATCATCTGGCCACTGTATTTTAGCGTCGATCATTTACCAAACCCTAAGAATTATTAAGTTATCTGTGCCGCGACCATTGAAAGCAATTTCTGTAGCTCGGATATCTTTGTAGAACTTACGAGCTGCAGGCTTGCCCACTGCACCTATGCCTTTGAGCTGTTCTGCTGGCTTGCGTAAAGTTTTCTGCTGAGTTTCTACAGTACTGAATCCAATGATACTGTTGTTTTTAATAGTAAATGTCTTACTGTAATCGTCGGCTACAACATGAATCAATTTGCGTTTTTTGGTATCGTACAACCAGGCTTCGGACTTTTCAATCAACTGACTGGGCGGCAAACTTTTGAGTTTGAGTTCTGCAAACTCAGCTAGGAACTTGAATTTGCTGGCTTGTTTTTCTGGGCTGACTGCTTTTTTCTTTCGCGGTTTACGTTCAACTTTTTTGATTTGAATGTAGGCACCGCAGTCATTGATCACAGTTTCGCAAAACTTCAACACATTACGCAATTGAATTTTAGAAAAATGTCGATAGCCTTCTGTCAGTTGCAAGTCTTTGCCTGCGGCTACTTCTTCGAATTCTGCTTGGCGAGCTTTCCAAATTTCACTCAGAGTACTGATCATTTGTGGTGCTATGTTCAATCCACGCATTAGCACAATTGGTTTAAAGTCTGCTGACATTTTAGCACCTGATGCAACGAACTCGTCAAACATTCCGTCAAGTTCTCCGGCACACTCGCTGACCTTTTCACGCAGTCGATCTTGAATTGTCACTCGCGGAGTTTCATCTACTATCACTTCGGCAATTTCTTGTTGTTTGCTTTGTAAGCATTCTTTCAACATGTTATCTAGTTTGATTTGCTCATGCTCGTTTAGTTCTAATCCTACCATGCTCATGCGGCACAACCACCCAGTGGTGAGTCTGATATTTGCATCACTCACACCACGGAGTAGTCGTACATCTGCTTTGCGTCCATGCAATTCCAAATAGTTCACAATCATTTCCCTAGCATCTTTTTTGCCGTAGAAATAATTATACCACGAAAATGCCTTGCTCAATGCACTCACCCGTTCTTCAATAGGCTGGATTTTCCAAGTGGGTTCTGTGCCCATGACATTGGTGTCAGAGCTTCGGGGATTTAGCAGTCGAATTGTAGGTTGTTTTACAGCATTCATGCTGGCTCCTTGAAATTAAAAGTTCTAACCCATTCAAAACGAGTGCTGGCAGGCACCCACCTAAAGTCGTGTTTGGCGCGATCTGCTTTGTCCACATCTGGAGTAACGCAGACCCATCCGCGATTTGAGGAGAAGGCCACACGATCACGAACGCTGACAACTTGAACAATTTTACCGTTCATTTTAGCAACAGTTACGGTCATAGCATCTCCTTTCCAATAAGTGTATATTATAGCAAATTGAGTATTTGGAGTCAACCGGACATTAAACATGCAAACACAAGGTACTTTTCCAGATGCTCAATTTGATCTGTAGCATTTAGTATTAGTTTTTCGTATCGTGCTGTTGTTTTATGCATACGGCGACACTCAACACTTTCACGGCTGATTTCTTCAAAAATTGCCAACACTGTGTTGTGCATTTTTACCAGGTCTCGTCGAGCAGTTTTATTTTTAAGATTGCCAATGCGAATTTTGGCATCGTTGAGACGTTGTTCTAAATTCTCCATACAGTAATTATACTCAAAGTTGAGTTTGTTGTCAATTGAATCCATAAATACATTACTATGCCTCGTCTTTCACTCTACAGACCCAATCGAACCAATGACTACCAATTTTTTGATCGCACAATATCAGAAATGTTTACTGTGGGCGGACTTGACATCTATGTGCACAAATATTTGGGTCCAATACTTGATACCACTCCAGATCCAGGTAACAATGATGCTACACTACCAGTATACACTAGTACTAATCCTTTGTTCATTGAAGATTTGCTGCTTCTAGAAAATCGAGACAGAGCCTATGACAATAATGTTTATGTCATGCGTGGGGTTTATCGTACACAAGATATTGATTTTGATTTAACACAATTTGGTTTGTTTTTAAACAATGATACACTGTTTATAACATTTCATTACAATGATATGATTGATACGTTTGAACGTAAACTGATGTCAGGTGATGTAATAGAAGTGCCAAATTTGATTGATTACTACCCGTTGAATGCAGCCATACCTCGGGCACTGCCAAAATATTATGTCATACAAGATGCATCATATGCATCAGAAGGATTTAGTCAGACTTGGTTACCACATCTATGGCGAGTAAAAGCCACGCCCATGGCCAATGCACAAGAGTTTCAACAAATTGTTAATCAACCATTTATGCCAGAAAATATCTGGGATGATGGCAATTTTTATCCTGGCAACAGTGTTGTCAATTCTGGTGATAATTATTACATGGCCAAACAAAATGTACCTCCCGGTACTCCTATAACCGATACAACATACTGGACTCCAATACCCAACCCTAGCACAGTTGGGGATCAAATGAGTACTAGACCCAAAGATCTTGAAATTAATGATGCCTTACTTACTCAAGCCGAAGTAGATGTACCTCTAAGCGGATACAACACTACCATGTTCTATGTATTGCCTACTTATCCTGATGGTCAGCCTGCCAGTACCGGACTTGATGCTGGACAATCAAGTACCTTAGTAGGAGGACAACCAGGCGAAGGTGTAACTCCCACTGGCTTTGGATACACCAATGGATATTTGACAGGCGACGATACCACACCAAACGGACTTCCTGTAACCACTGGCGTTAGCTTTCCTCCACATCCTGCCAACGGGGCCTATGTACTACGTCTTGACTATTATCCCAATAGGTTGTTCCGTTATAATGGCAAGGCCTGGATAGCTATTCAAGACGGCGTGCGAACTAATCTAACTCTTGGTCCCAACGACCCATTGGCCCCCATAGACGGCAGTCAACGAGCCAGTTTTATTAACAACACATACACTGTAAACACTGCAGATTTGGGCAATATTCCAAGTCGACAAAGTCTTAGCCAAGCACTCAGACCATTGGCAGACAATGGTGATCAAGGTGGCAATGTGTCGCCCAATCCAAGACCACCCGGAAGGTAATCAATGGCAGTACAGTTTTTTTATGATGAGCAGATACGAAGATTTTTGTTACAATTTGCTAGAATATTTTCAAATTTTCAAGTAGAATACGGTCGCAACGAGCATGGAAAAAATGACACGTTGATTCGAGTACCAGTTCGTTATGGCGATTCAAGCCGTCAGGTTCAAACAATTATACAACAAAATTCAGCCAATGAGTTGCCCAGCACTCCACTGATGACATTTTATATCACTGATTTCAAGTATGATCGACCACGTATACAGGATCCTACATTTGTTGGAACCATTCAAGTTCGACAAAGAACATACGATTCAAACACTGATAGCTATGAAAGTACTCAAGCCAATGCATTTACCATTGATAGACTAATGCCGGTGCCATTTGAGGCCACCATAAAATTGGATATATGGACTTCAAATACCAATCAAAAAATGCAGTTGTTGGAACAAATTTTGGTGTTGTTTAATCCTGGTTTAGAAATACAAAGTACTGATAATTACATCGACTGGACCAGTTTGACTGTGTTGTATCTGGATGACATAAATTGGTCTAGTAGGAGTGTTCCGGTAGGTACTGATAATCCCATAGATATTTGCACTTTGACATTTAAATTGCCCATGTGGATCAGCTCACCTGCCAAAGTGAAAAAACTAGGCGTAGTTGAACGTATCATTATGAGTGTATTTGATGCTGATGGAGATATCAACAATGCAGTATTAGACAATGATTTATTACTAGGTACACGACAGCAAATTACTCCTTGGGCGTATCAAGTGCTATTGCTCGATGGTAAACTGCAGGCGCTAGCACAAAATCAAGTTACCAATGAACCTAACACCAGTTTGACTCCACCCGACAATCCTCCAAGTAATTTGTTATGGCATGACATTGTAAATCAATATGGGTCTCTGCGATCAGGAATCAGTTATGTTACTTTAGAACAACCAAATGGTACTGACGTAATGGGCACAGTGGCCTACGATCCCACTGATGACAGATTTTTATTGTTCACTGTAAATACTGCCACTATTCCAGCAAATACTCTAGCTCCTTTGACTGCAGTAATAAACCCTCAAGCCAGTGGTCCAGGCGCTGGCCTAGTACCAGCCGTGACCGGACAACGATATTTGTTTACAGAAGATACTGGCTCCTGGGATGGCAGTCATCCCACTGCCTGGCAAGGAACTAACGGACAACCATTGGTAGCACATGCCAATGACATAGTAGAATATGATGGCGAACAATGGACAGTGTCATTTGATAGCACATCAAGTCCTGATAATATTCAATATGTCACAAATATTACTACAGAAATACAATATCAATGGACTGGCCAAGCATGGGTAAAAAGTTATCAAGGTCTGTATGCAGGAGGACAATGGAGTCTAGTACTGTAAATGCGGTTGGTGTTTGGTTTTATGCTGTGAGCACCAATCGATATCTTTATTTGTTGCGTAATGACATAAAAAATCCTGGCACATGGGGATTGCCAGGTGGTAAAATTGAATATGGTGAAACACTGGTAGATGGCATGGTTAGAGAGTGCCAAGAGGAATTAGGCTTCATGCCCGAATATCTCAAGTTGGTACCTTTAGAAAAGTTCACTGCTGCTGATAACGGATTTGCATATCACACTTTTTTTTGCAGTGTACACAAAGAATTTAGTCCTGTACTCAATAATGAGCATGTGGGTTGGGCATGGATCAAGTCTGGACAATGGCCACGACCTTTGCATCCTGGGCTTTGGTCCACAGTTAATCTTGATGCAATACGAGATAAAATTTCAACTATTGAACAGCAAGTTCAAACGTCGCAGTAGCTTATAAAATCTCGGTAACTTATATTCACTGTGTTAGAAGCATTTAACCAAACATCTGGCATGTTAGATTTATTTCCCACAAGATAAAATTTCACTCCAGCATAGGCCTCTATTACATGACGCACTTGATTAATCCAATCTGGATTATCTATATTGATTTCTAAATTGTATCCTAACAGGAATATTTCTTGATGACCATCAAATGCGGCCAAATACATGATGGTGGCTATGTCTAACACTCGAGGCCTATTGGGAATTAGATAAAATTCTCCTGGGTATGCTATGCAATTTTTTGGCGTTGTGTATACAATATTGTTTTCTTGATATTTGTTGTCTAATATGGGCAATAGTTGTTCAGGTGATGATTCTACTGTAAAATCCAATCGCATTTCTTGGGCAATTGTACCAGTACCATAAGTTTGAAGCTTCTTAGATCCTAGTAGACCTCCCCGATGTTTTTGAAGTCTGGTATAGTCAAATTCTGCCTTGTCAAAATTACTTCCAATACATGCAGCTCTGCCTGAAATATGTTGATTCTGTATGGGATTAGCAATCCATTCTCTACTTTCGTGTTTTTTGCCACCAGACCAACGACTTTCAAGTATCACAAATTCACCAGCATAATCTGCTCTGTATCTAGCTTCCATTATGTTCTGCCTACTGCAACTTCAATAACACCAACTTGATCAGAATCGTAACATTCAAGTGCTTTGGCCACAATACAACCAGGCTGATATTTGGAAAGTTCTAGTGACGTGGCTACTCCAGGAATGTCGCTGGCAACTAATCTATCGCCTTTGGCTATGGTTCCTACTACCCGACACGGAACTCTTCCGGTGAGTGCAACTTCTACAGTATGCTCTCCACTTAAGGCTGAATTCATTAGATAGGCTGGATTTGTACTGACTATACCCGCTACTTGAGTAGCATGGCTAATAGAACTTATAGTTATTTCGCGTATGCCGCCAAAACTAACAACAGTACCAGGCGGATATGTTGCATCTGCGGTATAAACTTCTGCCAAGTCTGCATATTGTGCTGAAGTTGCTTTGCCGTTGAAAGTTGTGGCATAAACACCTCCACCAGTTGATATGGCAAAGGCATCAGTGCCATTGGCTCTGATAACAAATTGTCCGTTACCTGCACCAGTTATTGTACCGTTAACATTTGAAGGATAAACAAGAATATTAAATTGGCCACTTATTGATCCACCACCCGATGTGTCGCAAGCAAGGGCATAACACACATAGTTGCTGCCACCTCTTGGAGTTCTAATACCTTCATTGTAATTTGCACCGCTGGCATTGTAAATTTGATTTAGGCCTGAAGTTGATACATTTCCACTGACTGACAAACTTGATAATGTACCAACCGAAGTAATATTTCCTTGAGCCGCTCCTGACACAGTGGCCACATAGCCAGATGTGGTTTGATATCCCGACGGGTTGGTTGAATTATAAGGAGTAAATCCTAGTGCAGTGGTCACGTTGCTGCTGGTCAATCCAGTGACATAGGTAGCAGTAGTGGCCGTGGCCACTGTACCAGTGACATTGGCACCAGGTATGGATGTTAGCCCAGATCCTGACCCTGTGAATGACGATCCTGTCACAGCGCCCGTTACTGATACTGATGAGCCAGTTATTACTCCACCAACCACACTGGCGGCAGTCACGGTACCTGTGACGCTTACGGTGGTTCCATTATGGACTGCGCCTGTGTTACCAATAGTAGTTGCATTCACTGTGGCTGCATACACAGTACCTGATGTTGTCAAACTACTACCAACTGTGGTGATATTGGACTGTGTAGCACCAGACACTTGAGCCACATAGCCGGATGTGGTCTGATAACCACTAGGATTGGTAGAATTGTATGGAGTAAATCCTAGTGCAGTAGTCACATTACTACTGGTCAATCCTGTTACATAAGTAGCAGTAGTGGCTGTGGTCACTGTACCTGTTACATTAGCCCCTGGTATAGAAGTAAGTCCTGCTCCTGATCCTGTGAATTGATTGCCAATGATTGTACCCGTTGCACTTATCAAGCCACCGGTAAGCATATTACCTCCAGTGATATTGCCTGTGATACTGACGTTGCCACTGGTTGTGCTTGTTCCTGTAGCATTAGCAGTTACTACGGCATTACCATTAAAAGACAATGCATTTCCAGACGAACTAAGTGCAGTTCCGCCAATATAAATTGTATTGCCGCTGACATAAAGCGTTTTCCACTGATTGTTAACGTTGCCTAGAGTATACGTCACATTTGCACTGGGCACAATATTACCAGCCCATCCCGCTTCACCGTAGGCAACTGCAGTTGAATTGGCATAGCCTGCTGGCAAACCAGTGAGTTGTGACCCATTGCCAATGATATAATTTCCAGTGACATTGCCAGTAGCAGATATCAAACCAGCTGTCAAAATGTTGCCTGCTGTTACATTAGCAGTCACACTTTGTGTGCCTTTGGTCACAGTACCAGTAGAACTAATAGTTAACACGTTAGCAGTGCCAGCCGAACTTATAATCACATTGGCACTGTTTATTACTGTGACATTACTAGTACCACCATTTATTGAATTAGCAAAGTAGTTTTGTACAAAAGTCAGTGCAGTAGTGCCAATTACAATAGGATTATCTGTGGTCAGCTTCCATTGTGTATCAGCATAGACTGTGCCTTCCGTGACCATTACAATCATTCCTGCATCTACTTCACCTGTAGTATTGTCATCATAAGACAATACCCAAGTGCCATTGGATCCAGAACCTGCAGTTGTTACTGTGTAAATTCCATTTTGTACTGCATTGCTTTGCCCCGTGACTAACACGCGATCATTATTGGCCAGTGTAACTCCGTCAACCACTGCTGGTGCACCGCCAGTT